CAATTAATAAGAAGGTATTTAGAATTACCAATATGGAGAGGTGGTCCGGTTATGGGACAAACTTTATTTAACACTATGAAAGCAAGAAGCATACTTGGTGAAGTTCCAACATCAGATGAACTTGATGAATTAAGAACGGCTAAACAATCTTAAGTGATTACTATGAGTGAAGTAGCAAAAATTCAACACTTAATTCTTAGGAAAGAAGAATTGATTGAGGATGCTATCAATAACCAATTGGCTATTGAAGCAGCATTGGCTCAATATTTCCCTCAATTTGCTAGAACTAATAAAGAATATGAAGAAGAGTTAGATGCTGAACTTAGGCTAAAACTTGATAGGCAAATTGCTGAAGCCATACAAAAAGATTTAGAAATAGCCATGAGTTGATAATATGGATGAAACCACTTTTTTAGTTGCTTTACTTGACCCTGCTTCAGTAGCAGGTGCTTCAATTACACCAACTGAAATTGAATCGGGAATTGATAATGATTGGGTTGGTTCTGCTGAAAAGGTCTTTGGTACAGAAAGTGATGGAATAACTAATGCCCCAACTCCAACAATCGTTGATATTAGAAATATGACTCGCAATAAAGCCGCAAGATATGATTTATCGAGTGGTGATTTAATTGTTGTATATCAAGAAAGTAATAATATAGACTATCCTACTATATCTTGGGATGTTAGAAATGAAGTACATTCTTTCACAATTAACATAAGAACACTTCAAGATGAAAGAGGGGCTTCCGATACAAACTTTGCCCGCGATAGATTGGAAAACCTTTATAGGGTAGTTAGACACAGGATAGAACAGAACCGTAAGGGCGCGACTATTACAATCGGAAGCGATTCTTTAAAAATTAATCAAATACATTTTGGTGCAAGGACAGAATCTAACGATAGAAATAAGCGTCTATTTGGATATAAAATTACTGTGGAATTAAAACGATTCGCAGTAGCAATACCTTAGTAAGTAAAAAAGAGGTGAAATTATGGCAGTAGAAAACAGTGAAGTATTTTTAGGAAGTGGGGCAAGTTTAACATTTGTTCCGGAAGTTGATTTTTATTTTCAACCAGCAACAACAAGTCAAACATCAATTCAATTGCATCAAACATATGCAATTCAATTTCAGTTAGTAACCAATATGTATGTTGGTTGTACACTGGATTGGTATGATAATGGTGTTTACACCTCTTCACATACTATTACTGCTAATGATAATGACACCTTTACAATTTCACCTGCTACGGCTAATCCAGTAGTTACTGCTGATGATTCATTTATTCTAAGAGGATATGGTGCGCCTTGTCCAGCACCAACAAGTTCTAATGATGCATCAGGTAGAATTAGGCTTCATGCTGATAATTGGCTTGGACTTGTAGAATCTGCATCATTCCCTAATGTTGAGGTAGAAATGAAACAAATGAATTTACAACTTGGTGGTTCAAGAAATTTCACACACCAATACAAAGGTATTGAAACTGCTAGTGGTGGAAATATCAATTTAGTGGCTAATCATGTAACTTGGTTGTATTATTTCTTAGGAAAATGTTATTCGATTTCATTTGCTAGTGGAGTAAATAGTGCTCAACACCCTGATAATTACCATACTGGAACTGCTGCTCATAGTCTATATATTCACGGAACTAGTTCAACTTCCCATATTGATACAGGGCCATTTGCCCATAGAGTTATTGACCCTAATAATAGTGATGACCATTTAGTTCCACCAATTAATAATATTCTTTATTCATCACCTAATGTTGATTTTGATAGTGTAACTTATCCAGCAACGGATTCTACATTAGTCACTTATGAATTTAGAGAAGCAAATAATAGTGAATTGCCTTCATTTGCACTTGAACAATCTATAAGCAAATTAGGAACTAATCCTTTACGCACAGATACAGATAATGATGGAAGAGAAGATTTAAATTTTGTTAGAGTCGCTAGAGGAAATAGAGTTAATAGTATGACTTTAACTGCAAATGAAAATGAAGAAGTTAAAATGACCATGGATTTAAACACTAGAGCAGTTAATACTCTTGATAAAGCACAAACGGTTGGTTATGACTCAAGAGGGGGTCAAACTGATGAAAGAAGTTTATTTAACTTTACAAGTGATGAGGGTCATCTTGAACCTTTCTTTTTCTCAGGTGGAACTATTGAAGCATTTGGGGAAACATTAATGAAAATTACTAACTTTACATTAACAATGAATAATAATCTTATGGATAAAAGATTCATCGGTGTTAGTGATAAAGGCATCAAATCAGCATTACCCGGCCAAAGAAGTTATGAAATTTCATTGACAGCATTGGTTACTGATGATAAATTATTTACTGAATTGTTAAATAATGATGAAAATAATGAAACTACCGAATCTTTAAAATTAGTTTTCAAGAAGAATAGTGATTTAGAATCATTTACTTTAGAGTTTGATGATTATTTCCTATCTTCAAATAGTTGGACTATCCCTGATGATAAAGGGCCGGTTACTGTTGAAGCAACATTAATGCCTAGAACATTAACTAGTTGTACTACTACTACTCATTGGATTTTACAGGGGTGATTAAATGGCAAGTTATACTGATTTATATAAAAAGGCATTAAAGAAAAGAAAGGAAGCCCAATCCAAAAAGAAAACAACTGCCCCTAAAGCAGAAAAGAAAGAAGCAAAGGGAGAGTAATTCAGATTCCACCATGTATGTATGTTAATGGTTGAGTGGAAGTGATTAAATGTTTGAAGAAAAGAAAATAGTAAATAATAAGAATGACTTGTTTGTGGAAAGTGAAAGTGAATTGCATTATATTAAATGCAGCCCTGATTCAGATGAATATCTAAAAGTTTGGATTAAACAACCCACATGGTTACAAGTAGAAAAAGCCATGAATACGGTCTTAAAATTGGATGCTAAAACGCAATCAATGGATTTAGACTTAAATGCTATGTATCGCTACATGGTTGATAACTTTATTGACAAAACAGAGCCTTCGCTCTCTACTGTCGATTTATTACGACTCAAGCCCTTTGTGGGCAATCAATTGAAAGATATTCTCCCGAATCCTTTCCAACAGGAGGCTGATTCGGGAAAAGAAGAAAAATTAGAAGAGCATTAACTTCGGGAACAAAAGACCCGAAGTTAGGTTCTCGTCTAATTGTCTATGGTTTAGCACAGGCTTTCCAAATTAGCCCATTAGAAGTATATAAAATGCCAGCAAATTTAGTTAATGATATGATGTTAATACATATGGTTGCTAAAGAAATTGAAAAAGAAGAAATGGATAAATTAAGTAAAAAGAGGTGAAGTTATGACGTTTCTTAATGATTTGAATAGGGATATTGTAGATACCTATAAAAATCTAAATGATATGAATGAAACATTAGCCATGACTTTACAAAGTTCTACTAAATGGAATATTGCTAGTCGTCTTTTATCAGGTACAGGTCTTTGGTCTGTTCAAAATAGGGTTCGTGCTTTAATTAGTATTGTTGGTGAATATCAAAGTGGACAAAGGAAACAATTAGAGGAACAACAGAAACAAGCAGAACTTATGAATAATTTGGCAGAACGCACTCAAAATTTACGAAATGCTCAAGAAGCGTTCGTTAATTCCATTGGTCATAATAGTCAAGCGATGGAACAATATAATGAAAATCTTAGAATAGCCATTCGTCAACAAGAACTTTTAGCCGCTACTCATGCAGTTGGTTCTAGGCAATATATTACTGCACAAAATAATTTATCTGTACTCAATCAGACACTTAATGATAACGTGGCATTATTAGAACAAAGCGGTTCTGCTATGGAAGAACGTCAAAGAATAATGGACCATTATAACATGACAGAAAACGAAGCAAATCTATTAATAGGTTATAGATTACAGGCTATGGAACAAGCGGCTGATGCACAAGATTTATTATTGAGAGGAACTGAAGAATATAGAGAATTACAAGGCCAATTAATATTACAACAATATGAATATAATGACCAAGTAGACCATTTAGATGACCAAATAGATATGTATAGGGCTATGGCAAGAAATGAAGGAACATTTTTTGGTCGAGGAGGTTCTGTTGAAGGGCAACAATATGCAGCATTAGCAGAACAAGCAAGAATGCAAAAATTAGCATTAAAACAGCAAATGGTAAGAACTAAACTTGCTATGGCTTGGCAAAAATTAGGACAAAAGGCTAGACAAATTTGGAATATTGTTAGAATGGCTGGTAGTATATTTAAAAAGGCTCTATTCTGGATTCCTGTACTTACCCTTTTCTTAGCAGTTACCTTTAAATTCCTTAGAGATTTTTGGCCATTTATTTCAGGGGCGTGGGATAAATTTTATGCACAATATCAAAATACTAATGAAACTATTGGAACATGGCTTGAAATACTTGGTGATATGTGGGAAGGAGTTAAGGCTCTATTTATTCATATTTTTGAAGGGAATTTATTAAAAGCGTTTACAGAAGGTTTATGGCCTATTCTTTTAGGAGTAATGAGGATTGGACTCAAAGGGTTTATTTTAACAGCAGGTATTTTAGGGACTTTATTGGTTGCAACAATATGGTATGTTGTAGATATAATTATTGGCTGGTACTCAATACTTTGGGGCGATTTTGATAGATTTGGAGAAACTCTAACAAAAATAGGAACTATTGTTACAATGATTGCTATGTTGGTCGCTTTTATTCAGTATTATACAGGCGCACTTGCATTACAATGGGGAACCATAGGATTAGCACTTATGGGAGGTGTTGCGGCGATGGCAATTGGCGGAATGTTTGCTAAAGGTGGTGTAACATCAAAATCAGGAACATTTTTAGTAGGTGAAGAAGGCCCAGAATTAGTTAATTTACCCGGAAATTCAAGAATTCATAATAATCGCCAAACACGAGGAATGACAGGTAATACAATTAATGTTCATGTTAATGGGCGTGTTGGTGCTTCTGACCAAGAAATAAGAGATATTGCGAGAAAGGTTGGCGCACAGATTAATAGGGAAATTAATAGAACAACAAGTTCAGGAACAAGGATGTGATTAAATGGCAACACCAGATACAGAAGGTTTACATCATGTATTCTTAAATTTACAAAGTATGAATAATGACGGTGATGATGATGGGTTTATTATTAATCGTGTAGCATTAAAGGCTGAATCAATTTCTATTTCTACTACAAAGAATGTAATGGCTATGCCTTTACCTTTTAGTGGTGTTGTAACAGGTGAATCTTCAACATTGGCTTTGGACTTTGGTGTTGCTACGAAAAATATCTCATTGAGTGGTATTCTTACTGAACAAACAATAATTAAAAGATTTGAGGAAAAACCTGAAAATTCTAAAAATGATGCAAGAGAGGCAGATAGTTGGGGTCTTGGTAGTTTAGGTGAAAAAACTGTTTCTGTAACTTTAACTGCAAATGAAGTGGCGCAATTAATTCACTCTTACGTAGATTCTTCGTTCTTACAAGAACAACAAAATTTTACATCTATTATTATTCTTATTGATTCATATGTTAACAAAAACTTTGCTTACCATAATGCTTTAGTGGGAGGTAAACCTGTTTCTGAATTAATACCATTTACTTATAAAACAAGAGGTGCTGATGATAGTGCTTTAGATGCTGGCCCATTTCAAAGAGGTAGTTTTCCAGATAAAGTAAGTAGCACTTCTTCAGATAGTTTAACAGGTTTCGTAAGGAGTTTCAATACAACTCATACTCCGGGCCAACCATATATTGAATTTAGTTTAGAATTTGAAGTAGCAATTAATCCATTTGGTTGATATTATGTCTTATCAAGTTTTAGTAGGTGAAAGGAAAGCATTGGTCTTTCCTGTAATGTGCTATGGATATTTACGTGTAGATTATACCGATGAAATCGCTTCTAATAATTATGGCCTATTTGACCATTCAGGCCCGATAACGATTCAAGCAATTGTAACACCTTATGATGTAAATGGGTTTGGCTATACTTTGGATTTAGATAATCCAATTGGGCCGATGGGTGTTACTAATTCTAAGAAAACCATGCCAGCCCAACAATCTAAAGCATTTACTTATCCTGATTACAGTGGTTCTGCTCAAACAATTGGTGAAACTAGTTATAGTCAATCATATCAATATTTAACCCCAACTGCGGCATTGACTCACGAAATGATGTTATTTTACAATACAAATATTCAATTGTCTTTATTAAATGCTAGTGCTGATAATGTAAATCAACCAGCAGAATATAAAATTAAATTTACAATTAATGCTAATGGGACTTCTGATACTTTGACTACTACTGACACTGTAATTAACGCAAATGATGTAGTTACTAATTTTAATGCTCAATACGGATATGATTCAACAAATGCTGGTGCTAAATATATAGCAATTGGGGCAATTGCTACTGTTCCATCTTCGACAACATTTACAACATCATTAACTGAAGATGAAGTTTTTAATATTGGGGATAAATTGTATACTCAAAGTGGGGGAACATTTACACATATTGCTACTGTAACGGGTGTAACAATGGACCCTAATTCTGATGGTGATTTAACAGATTCCTTTGTAACAGTTAGCCTTGAAGCCGGACAATCTCTTACTGCTTCTGCTTTGATTTTTGGAGAAGTAAATAAAGAAGCAAACTATTTAGTCACTCCTTTTCATATTTCTGCTTCTTATGACAATACAACAGGATTAATGAATATTTATCTTAATGGAACTAGAGTCGCTTCTAAATACCATTCAGCAGAAGCCTCTCCTTTTACTGTTGAAGCAGAAGATTGTTATATTGGAGTTTCTACTGATAATGCTAGTGCTTCAACGAGAAAGCAATTCATGGGAGAATTACATGAGTTAGCAGTAATTAAAGGTTCTGTCAATTCCTTTGTATCGACTAATACTTTATTACCTAACTATAGAAATATTTTACTATATTATAGATTTGAAGAGGTGGATGAGTAATGGCTAACACTAATCTTTTTATTATGTCTAAGGGTTCTAAACCCGGAGATACTCCTAGTGTTACTTCTAATCCAAATGCTTACTATGATACACCAACAAACCCATTAGTTATTTGTGATGATACTTTAACTGCTGATACTACTGTTGCTTGTTATGAGATTAGAAATGATAATAGCCTTCCCAAAAATGGAAAACCCGTTGCTACGGGTGTTTTAGTAAATAATGGAAGTGGATATTCAACAAGTGTATCTACTATTGTTGTTGATACCATTGACCCAAGAATTAAATTTAAAATAGGTCATCATGTGTATAAAAGTAATGGGACTTTATTGGGAACAGTTTCTAGTATGACTAATGTTGGGATTACATTTACTGCTAATATTTTAGCATCATTAGCAAATAATGATGAGTTATACACGGCTCAAGGTGTTAGTAATTCAGACGAATATAATATCCTCAATAGAATATATCCAAATACTGCTGCTACTTCTGAATTATATTTAGAAAATTTAGAAAATACTCCCGGATATAGAATTTTATGTGCTACTTATCAAGCAGATGGAACAACAATTAATTTAGGTCAAAATATATCTTCAATTAATATTACAACTGATGATTATTTTGTTATGATAAATGCTGATGACCCACTTAAGCATCATTTTGCTAAAATTACACATATAGATACCTCAGATGTTGCTGGGGATTCATTTGAATTTAGCCCTAAATATGGTTCAGAAATATCTAAAGGAACTAAATTTACTATTTACAAAGGACCACCTGTAACTGATACTGCTGTTGTAGCCGTTAGTTATGGTTTATATGGTAATGCAGTTAATTATGGCACAGATAGCGACGAAACAGACGGAACCGGAACCGCAACAGATAGTAGACATTCGGGTATGACCTATATTTCTAAGCCTATTTTCTACTTCTATAATGACAGATTGAATAAAAAGAATGAATTAGACCATAATACAAAGTATATGTTACATTATTCAAGAAGTGACGATGGCACAGAAACACATTATAAACGATGTTTCTTAACTTGTCAAGATTATGGGTTAAAGGCAGTTGATTACGGACCTTATACAATGAACGCAACTATGGTTGATAAATCAAGAGATTATGATAATTTCCATAGCAGCCTTGCTCTTTCTATTGCAATTGCTGATACAAGTGTAACAAATAGTTATAATTTTGATGCGGAAGATTGGGACAAGTGTTTTATTAATAATAAAAGACATAATGGTAATTTATTATTTGGCCAAACATGGGAAGGTTCAGGTTCAGGTAATGTTCCTGAAGGTTCATTTGTAGGTCCGACAAGATACTTACATTATGATACTTCACCTGAATTAAATAATATAGTTCCAGAAGTAATTGAGTTAGACGTATTTGATTCTATTAATGAATCTGGCGGATATGTTGATGCTAGGATTGTAGATTCTAAAAGGATATACGGTTCAAAAATTAATGAATATGATACTATTAAAGTTAAAAAATTAATTGATACAGGTTCTCTTTCTAATGATTATGTCGGTTTATTGCCGGGGAAATTTACTACTGTGGCAGGTGGTTCGCATATAGAGGTAGAATTAACTAATTCCGCTCAAGATATAAGAGTTTTATTAGGTACTTCTACTACTTTTGAAGATATTAAAGTGGGGGATTATGTTTATTCTATTGCTAGTATTAGTACAGTAGTAAATGGTAGTCAACAAATTGAAGTTCTCGAAGGTAGATTATTTTCATCCCCATATTTTGATGGTACTATAACTACAACCCAAGAAACTTTAAGTGAGGTTAATGGATATAGAAAACCTTGGTCTAACCATATGAATAATTTAATTGTAGATTTTACAATTGATACTACCGTCAATTATAGTGACCCACATACAATGTCTAGTATTGTTTATGGTAACAATACATCTACAACAGGTAGTGCGAGTGGAAGTAGATTATACAATGCGGAAATAGTTTTAACTAGCGGGCAACAAACCGGATTATCATTTAAAATTGATTACGGTGACAGTAATCATAACATTATCACATTACAATCTCCTAGATTACAACTATATCGTTTAGAAACGGCTAATGACCCTAACTTTTTAAGTTATTACAATGGTAGATATAGTGTGTATAAAACTATATTTGTGGGTGAAGTAGAGTCTTTAGAAAATTATGTTGAAGATGGTATGTTAAAATATCACCTTTCCGGTCGCAATAAAATTAATAAATTACTTGGACCTATTGTAAATAAAAATTATAGACACACTGATGACATAATTTATTCTACTATTGGTCCTTTTGAACACATTACTAATTTAAGTTTTAGTTCTTATATGGCAACTAATACTGTCAATATGGTTGGTAATACTGGGATAACAACATTAAGTACAATTACAGGTGTATCTATTGGTGATTTATTATTTACTCAAGAAGGATATTTTATTGGTAGAATTAAAGACTTAACGGGAGGAATTACATTAGAAGAAGGTAGTCTTGTTAATTTATATGATAGGGTTAATACTGATGCTCTTCAAACTTTATATGTTATACGACCAAATAGAAACTCTATTTCCTTAGCCAAAGCGATGTCAAAAAATACAGTAACTTCTAATTCAGTATCTTCATTAACAGGGACCGCTAATAAAGGTTTAATTTTTACAAACGGCAATAAATTAACTGATGATGCTTATGGTCGCCCAAATGTTGAAGGGAATACTTTAGCAGGTACATCTTCAAGCACTAATCCTAATGCTCTCGGTTATTATTTAAATCACCCTAAGTCAGTATCTAAAGATTCTGCCTTCTTTGTAGAATTAAAGGATGAATTAACACCTGCAAATATTGAAAGACATACAGTTAATTCTTTAACTGAATATGAAGTTGTTAGTGTTACATCAGGTGAAGGTGAAACTATTATTGAAATTGCCCCTAATTGTCCAATTATAATGGGAAGAATGGATGAAAACGCTGCTGATGTGAATATAGAAGATTTGACAATATCTAATTTTTCAGTTAGAGGTATTACTGATTCTTCAACAAGTAGTATTCCTGAAGGTCATTATTCAGGAATATGTATGCAAGGAGGAACGCCTAGTGCTGGTGCTTCTGAAGCATATACAGCATTTAATGGTAAACATTTATATTTATCAGATGGTACTTATTTAGGTAAAATTACCGGAACTGAACAAATAGCCAGTAGTACCTTTTGGATGGCATTTGATAGAAAATTGCCAAAAACAATAGCAACAGGAACATATATTTATACTTCAACAAATAAAAATCATGGATTATATTTAATCAATAGTCAAGGATTAAGAAGCGGCGGAGTATTGCAACTAGTAAATTCTGAATTATCTACTGAAGGCAGACCAATTATTTATAACGCATCTTTGGATACTAATTCTAATGGGAACCTAAATTTTAATGATTTAAGTTATAGACATGGTGGTTTTACATATAGATATCTAAATTTACAAAAAACTAATAAAGGAGGATTACATTATAGTAAAAATCTACTAGATACCGGAACCCCATCTAAAGTATATTCTAGAGAAAAAGGTGAATTTAATTCTTATGCTACTGCCTATAAAATTATTCCCGGAATTAAGACAGTACCTATTACTAATAATTATGGAACAAATAATGATTATACTAATTCTTATGAAAAACAAGATTCGATAGATTCTAGAGGAATATTTTCTGCGGCAGGTGGTAACTTTGCAGACCACACTATTTACCCAACAGGAAATTTGAACACCAAATATGATTTATTACCTAAAGTAAGAAGTCGCCTTTTTGGAGGTAATTGGAATACTGCAAAGGATGATGGTTCTAATGCAGGTGCTTTTTTCGGTTCTACCTTTGATGAAATCAAGGGAGTTCACGCAAATTCAGTAAGTAGAGTAAAAGATGGTTGGGAAATTATTGACCCTAAAACTATTACTACATTTTTATATTCACCTTCAGATTTTTGGCCTGATAGTATGTCAAGAGAACATCATATTGGGAATATTTCTAGAAATTTTTCTGATTATAATATTATGTTAAGGGCTAAACCATCCTTAATTGCTTCTAATATGGAACATCAAAAATATAAAGGTTCCGCAAATTATATTGAAGAAAAGGATGCATCATATCAAACCTTAAATATTTCAGCCGCAACAATTAATACTAATGAAATGAAAAGATTAGGTTTAATGAGATTAATTGAATGTACATACGATTGGCATTTTAATTTAGTTGACCCTGAAAACCCTCCTACTACTAAAGACGTTGTGGGGCAATTTACTTATGATAGATACCAAAAAGTAATTGCTTCAGGGATGTATGTTCAAACAGGCGGATATGCTACTAGTGATACTGTAATTACAACAAAAACTGCTTCAAGCGGAGGTGGTGCGGCAGACCCTAGTGTAAAATTTGCAAATGGTTATGTGTACGATAATAAAGGTAATGCGATAGGATTTGTTAGTTCAGTAAATAGTACAACAATTACTTTAACAGCATCTGCCTATAAACCGAATGGTACATTATATATTGGAGAACTTTATTATTTAAATCAAGCCGCTATCGGTACAAATAGTAAACCGCATTATCATTATATGGTTTCAGGAAGAGGTGGAAAATCTACCTTCTGTAAAGTAAATGTTAATTCTATTGGGAGAAAAACTTCAGGTGAAGACTATTATGATACTGATGCGGCTACTGATTCTTTACCATTACATATGTTACAAAGCGGTGTTTTCAACACTAAAGGTGATGATGCCGATGATGGGTATGGTCAAGGTACAGGTAATGAATTTGATAATTATTTTGTAGGAAAAATGGATATGGCTTTTAGTGATAACCATGACGTAGGAAAAGGAAATGTATTAGTTTTGCCCCCTGTATTCAAAGGTTTTGAGTTAATTAGTTTAGGATATAGATATGCTAGTGGTGGTGGGGCATATACCGCCGTTACTGCTGGTGAATGTAAAACTAATGCTGTTGCTGGTCAAAATAATATACATTATAGTAATAATACACCGTTAGATGTAATAGACCAAGGACTTGGCGGCCCTTCAGGTGGTTCTGGAACTGCTTTAACTACTGGAAGTCATTTATTTACTGAAAATGGTGAATTTATTGGGGAAATAAGTACATTGGAAGTTGCTTGGCCTAATAGCGATGATACTTCATTTGTAATTTCTGGAGGACTTAAATGTGATGTAGAGGCAGGAACTGCATTATATATTGGTTTAATTCCTAATTCTGGTGGGGGATTTATTGGTGCAACAGGTGTTGAGTCAAGTTATAATAATGGCGGTTTCCATCCACTAGCAACTAAAGAACTGGTTTCACATAATAATTCTCCCACTAATGAATTTGAGCACCCATCCAGAGTTTTAAGCGCATTAAAACATGATGTCCCCATTAGAGGAAAAGCAACAAATGTTCAAGAATACTTTGTTCCAACTACTGTAACCGGAACAACTTATGCCGCAGTAAGTGGTAGTCCCGACACCATTACAAGTTCAGCAAATAATTTCATATCTGCTGGATTTAAAAATGGTATGATTATTAAAGTTACAGGGTCATCTGAATCAGCAAATAATACTAGTCATATTGTTTCTAAAGTAGAAGCAGGTACATTAACATTAAGCACCAATACATCATTAACTGATGATAGTGCAGGTGATAGTTGGACAATAACTGCTGTAACAGGACCATCACTTAAGAATAGTATCTACAATAATATGAGAGCGGTAATTTTAAGAAGATTTTCGATTGAGATGACTGGTTCTGAAAAGGTAGATATTGGGGCATCTACATTATGTGCGACTAATTATACTGAACCTACTATTTTTAGAAAAATGGGTAATGTATATGAATCATCAGATACAGTATATAAACCCTCATTTTATGCAATTCATACTCCTCACGAAGTTTTTGCTAGATATAAAATTAGTGAAACTAGTTCCGCTTTAGAAATGAATGCAGGTAATGATAGTGGAACAGGCACAAATGTTGCTGATGGTGCTGATTTCGTATTAAAGCCTTTATTGGAAACAGATAACGCAAGTGTTACAAAAAATTATGGCTATATTAGTCCTAATGGGGAAACTGATTTAACTCAGTTAATTATTGACACCTCTTCAGCAGAAACAGGGACAGGGACAATTAGAACATCATCAAACAAGTGGTTAGAGTTTGTTCCCAATTTAACAGGTTGTTATTTGGTAAGTAATGATGGCATTAGAATTGAAGATTTAAATGTAAAAACAGGTAGTAATGATTGGGTAACAAGTATTGATGATAGAATGCCTAATAAAATACATTATATTGTTTCTCATACTATAAGAACTGACAGTTACCCAACAGAACAAGGAGGCATATTTAACAAACATGTATTACTAATTGATAATTGTACCAATAGTGGAGAATTAGGCACTAATTATAGAATAATGAGGCCCGCCCATGTTTGTCTTTGGCCTGAATCACCAACTGAAATTGATTTATACAAATCAACAAGTAAATATACTAAAATGCCAAATTCACCAGATATGTATGATGATATTGGCGATTTTTCTTTCTATGAAGATGGTTGGCTAAAAGGGGAAAAAAGTTCAGCAAATTATAATGAGGGTGTGCAATCAATGTATGTTGTAGTAAATCCCGACCATACTTCAACTAGCAATAGATTTTTAGTTCCAAGAACCGTTTCTGGAAACCATGCTTCTAATTTATTTGGGGATGGAAATACCTTTAATAATGGTTCATATGATATGTTATTAAATGACGGTGTAAATAAATATAGAAGAACTGTTAAAATAAATACTGAATCTAAAAGTACATATAATTACACTAGTATTGATTATAGTGAAAAACTTGATTCTAAAATGTCAGGAGTAGTTTCTTTAGGAGAAATATTTACATTAACTAGTAATCAAGAAGTTACATTAAATAATGTAGAAACCGCATCAATAGGCACAACTGTTTCTGTTGGTATGGAAGCGGAAGAAATTATTAATGATATTTTAGAAAATAATGATATAGAATATACTAATTCAACAATTAGTTATCCATATTTCACTACCCCAAATATCCAAGGTGCAGATATTTACAATTCAACAAAATTCTTAGCAGGTTTTAAAAATAAAGAACTATTAATAGATAAAGATGAAATTAAATTAATTGTTAATAATGATACAACTAGATATACTGATATAGAAATAAATGAAAATAATGATAATATTAAAGTTGTTGAAATAGAACAAAATAAATCTGGGTTTGATATTTATAACGAAATCACTATTTACGGTAATGGTGTTAAATCCACAAAACAAAATGTGCGTAGTATTAAGAATATTGGAAAGAAAACCCTTGAAGAATTTGATGATAACTTATCTACGCAAACAGAAGTTGATTCAAAGGCTAGAAATTTATTAGATTTCTATAATAGAAATGAAAAAAGAGTAACAGTTAAATTATCAAATAAAAATTTAGAATGGATTAAATCTGGTGATATTATAGTAATTGATTATCCAAGTGAACACATCCCTAGAGGAGATTATATTATTTTAGAAGTAAAACATGAAACATCTGGATTATTAACAATACAAGCAGGTGGTTATTCTAAAGCATTAGATTCTAGATTAGCAGAAATTATTGTAAATAACAAAAAGATGGCTTCTTTCCTAAGAAGTGATAGGTTTAAATCAAGTCCTATAAATTACAGTGACTTTGATTCAATTAAACTTAAACCAATACGAATTATCGGCACAAAAACAAGTGTGTCAGGGCATACTCCATTAGGTTTAACTACTCTACTCGGCTTCGATACTTTGCTTAGAATAGGCACACGAACTACAAGTGAAGTATTAAGGGAGGATTTAATATGATAACAGATACAACAAGAAGAAAAGTGGCATTATTCATAAAAGATATGTACACTAAAGCAAATGTAGGAAATGGTGGAAACGCAACTGCGCCGAATGCAACAGATTTAGATGTTCCAATTTTAACAACTAAGCAAACTACTACTAATACTGAATCAAATGATACAACAATTGATTTTTCTGTTTCTTTTAGTGGTAGTAGTTTGGAAGGCAATTCGATTAGAGAGGTAGGATTTTTCAGTAGCACTATGCCACAAGATAGTCAATTTGATGAATTAAGAACAACTACATCTTATACTGCTGAAACTAGTGACGTAATGCTCGCTAGAATTAATTTTGACGCTATTGGCCCAATTACAGCCGCAGATACATTAGACTTTACATTCATAATGGAGGTAGAATAAAATGGTAGGAAATAATAAAACAATATCCACATTAGCAGCAAGCCCAAGTGAAGGGCTACAAGACGGAACGGATGCAATTCATTCAGGCGTAATTAAAGGACTTGAATCTTTTGCTTATGATAGAATGATTATTGAACACGGTGGATTCGCCATAAGTGCGCCGGGCGGTGCTACATTAAATACAGTTACATTAACTCAGCCAATTAAATATATGTTTGATGGTAAAATGCATTCTTATGGAACTAATTTAACAGTTAATACTGTTGCTGCTCATGGAACTCATACAAGATATGATTGGGTGGTTTTAGATTACAATGATGGAGGAACACCACATATTGAAATTATTCAGGGAACTGAGGCTTCAACACCAAAAGTTGCTGATTTTAACAGCGATGCTTCTGGTTTTGATAAATTTATTCCTGTTGCTTTAATCGCTATGGTTGGAGGTTCTGCTAATGGGGTCGCAAGAAGTTTTCAAATGTATACTCTTGATAAAAATAATTTATCTTTAACTGTTGCTGATAATGGTGTTGATGCTAATTTAATTGTTGAAGCCATGTCAATTACAAGTGCAAGTGGCGTAACTACTTTTGAGAATAAAGTAAGTAACGCGGATATTGTTTTTCAGGTAAAAGATGGAAGTTCGACTGGTCAAGAAGTATTAAGAATAGATGCTGCTAACCAAAGAATTGGAATTAATGCATCTTCACCTTTATCCCATTTACACCTTGACAGTTCAGGTGTTACTGAATTAAGAGTAAGTTCAACAGGAAATACTCAATATAGTCAAGCAAATATTATTTGCCACACAGTTAATGATTATAGAGGTAGCGGTTTATACATATCTGCTGATGATGATAGCGGTGATGCTAATGACCAAACTTGGGCTATTGGAACAGCATATTCTAAAGATGATTTACAAATTGGTTTTTATCAAGATAAATATGATGATGTAGTAAATAGTGCTAATGACCCCTTAGACCCAACTCAAGGTGTAGTTAGAATTACTACTGCCGGTAATGTTGGAATTGGTTTATTTGATGGTGGAGATACCCCAAGCGCACCTGAATATATGTTACATTTAGCCTCAAATACAGACCAAAGACCTCAATTAATGTTAGAAAATAGAAATACAGATGAAAACGCAGCAAATGAACCTGAAATTATTTTTAAAAGACATGCTACACCTTCCGCAGAAGGCGACCACGATTCTTTTGATATAGGAAACATTAAATGGAATGCAAGGGACCATGCAGGTAATTATCTTACTTTTTGTCAAGTAATGGGTGATATTGTCGATGATTCTGATGGTTCTGAAGATGGTAGATTAGTTTTCTATATGCAAGCAGGTGGCACTAACTCAGAACATTTTAGAGTAGGCGGTGGTGCTGTTCAAGTTAATAGTCAAGGACTTAGTAATATTGATTTTGTTGTTGAGTCTGATACTTATAATGTTATTAATGTTGATGCGAGTAATGATTCAATTTCTATCGGTGGAAACGATTCTGCTAAAATCGGATTTTATGGCGCAACACCAATTGTCTGTGCAACAGTAAACGCTGCTGATATTGCTAGTAGTTCTGAAGCGATGGCTTTGGCTACCGCTTTAGTTAATTTAGGATTAATTAATGTAGCATAATTAATAAATTTAATCTTTAAATGGATTTAATTTCTAAGCCCCCTCACGGCCACTCTTTCCCCCTTCAGGGTGGCGGTGGGGGTGGGTATGCGCTGACCCCTTCGATGCGCTTACAGGGCATCCCTGACCCCTTGCAGAGCATCCCAATTGGGATTTCGCCCCGATACAAAATGTTAAAAAATCGCTTGAAAATATAACATCGCTAAATCAAAAATAAAAAATTTTAGGCCGAGGATAAATAAATATCCCCGGCCATATTCTTTTGTGTTTGTTTTGACCATAAGTAAAAACATTCACGACATTCCCAGATTTTAATTGAATCTGCGGAACCAGCATATACGCCGATTATCCTTCGGGGTATTGTTTTTAACCCACATTCAGGACAAACGACTTTCAATGCCATTTCTACCTTTCACCTGTTTTAATTTTGTTCATTATGTTTTCCATGTATTCTTCAATTGTTTCTTCTGTAATTTGCGAGGTTCCAAACGCCGCAAAAAACAATAGTGTAATTACAATTGAAAACACTAACCATGCAAATACTTCACCTGTGTCCATTTAATCACCACTCCATTTTTAATTCAACAAATTCTTCTTTCTCTATACTAAACGCCTTTAACATATTCTCTTGTCCATGTTTATATAAATCATATACTAATTTACAATCCTTAAGACAATAATCTACTACTTCCTGATATTCACCTTGTTTCCATAACGCAGGGGCCATTACACTTTCTAATGATTTAGTTTCACCTAATGTATTATCTACTAAATTTTGAAGTCTAAATCTTTCCCCGTATTGTTTAGTTAATTCTCTACTTGTATCAATATACTGCTTATCGTTTAAGAATTTTCTCACACAATAAATATCTAAAGAATCTCTTAAAACAGGTAAGTCAAACGCCGCTATATTATGCCCTAATAACTTTTGCCCACTCTTATAAATATCATCTAAATCATATTTAAGTTGGCGCATGGGTAAGACTTGGGTATTTGACTTAGCAACAATTTTATCGGTTATATCTTTTTCGACATATATTTTCCCAATTTGTCCATCCCACGTTGCCACCGTCGAGATAACAAACATATGGGTATTTCCCCATCCTCCGATTTCCGTAGATAAGTTCTTAGTTTCGATATCAAGGGCAATCACCATTTTATTCACCTTTTGTTCCCCAAAGTTTATTTAACTCTTTAGCCTCATCACTTCGGGTATCAGGTAATTCATAAGTTGGTCTAACCAAGAAAAATACTAAATTAGTACCGGCCACATTTACAACTGATGAAGCCATCCAACCTTCTTGGCCTTTAGCATTCAAAACTTCTGTTATGGCCTTTGGCCCCTTGTTAATATCGAAAACAATATAATCATTTTCATAAGTTACTTTCATTTACATCTTCCTCCTTTATTTTAATCAAAATAGTTTTACCTGCCTTTTTAGATTCAAATTTATGTGAAATTTTTGGCCATACTCTGTAAAACCTTGCCTGTGGTACATGATAGCGTTGTTCCATATACACTCTTAGTTCTGCTTTATTAACATATCCGTCAATCTTATCCATTGAATTGAATGCTTCAATATAATCATTAACATTGATTTGTTCAGCAACCGATGTTCTTTGAACCTTCAGGCTTGTAATCATCCAACCTACGAGGCTCATATAACCTTGACGCACAATCCATGAGGCTTGTCGTATATTTCGTGGAAAAACCACCCATCTTTCTTCTTCTCTCCTATTCGGAGTTTCTGCAATTGTACACAATACTGCAAGTTTAGCAATATAAATTAAAGAATTGGTTTCAAACAAACTAACAACTTTTCTTACTTCATCAGGAACCTTAGCCAAATATCTAACCATATTACTATATTCCAATTCAATCAAATCAAGGCAACCATCACTAAACGATACAATCTTTTCTTTGTCACCTTCAAGTTCATTATATCTCTCAACAGTTAATGTCCACAGTTCAAACATATGTTTAGCAAAATCATTTGTAGGTTTCAATCTTTGCTTTGTTGTTCCTAATGACCTAATTAGTTCTCGGCGCATATCATCTAATACATGTTGAGGCACATCTCGAACATAAAGGAACATACGCTGTAATACACCCTTTGTAGCAATAACATCAGTTAAGTGTTCAGGTACATAAGTTGTTGCCCAAACTGAACGCTGACAATCACAAATTAATTCTGGCCCGTGAGCCAATTTCTTTTTAATCTTATAACCATCAGTAGTTAGCGTATTCATAAACTTCTGAAAATAAGTAACTACATTTTCTTTGTGTGCAGATTTCTTAAAAATTCCACTTGATTCAAATTCATCAAATAAAGCCAAACCTGTTCCTTCTAATGCCCCATATACTTGCTTTTCTACTTCTTTCTCATCTGATTGAGGATGACCTTCTTCACCGTAATGTTCATTCTTAACTGTTTTAACAGAACCAATTAAAGCGGCGTCTGTATAATCTACAACATCAAACATTGTAAAATAAGGGTCAGTTTCAGGTCGCCCTATTGCCGAATTAATATATTGAAATGTTTTCAAAGATACTTGAGTCATAAAATCGTTTAATACAGATTTACCACTTCGTGCAGTTTGAATCCAACCTACATGAAATCTAGTATCTTCCTTAGTAAAGCCATAAGGGATAACACAATTATCCTTTATAATTTGTCCTAGTAAACAAAAGTATGCTAAAATTGCAGGGTATTCATTATACCTAGAAACTTCAGCAAAAGTATTTGTCCACTTAACTACGCCCATTGGTAGTCTTTCATCTGCGGCCATATCGTTAATGTCTTGAATTTCATAATTTTCCATCATTGTTTCACCTTCTCTTCCGAATTGAGAATATTGAGAATCCTGTCAGCGACAGTCTTTCCAATACCTTTAATTACTGTAATTTCGGATGGCTTACAGTAACCAATTTCCATGATACACCCATGTTTATCTAGTAATTCTTGCGCTTTAGTTTGGCTAATGCCTTTAATTGAAGTGAGCATATCTATTCTTACATCATCTGATGATACTCTCTTTAATGCACTAGGTTTAACAATATTCCTTTTGACTGGAATCATCTTTGCTAAAGTCACTAATTCTTCTGCGGCATCTTCTACCGTATCTCGCCAAATTACATTTATTCCATAATCTAATCTAAGTCTACCAATTGCACCTTTAAATTGTAATGCTAATCTATTTTTAACTTGTTGTCTTGTCTGATTCGTGTCCATTTTCATATATTTAATTACTTTTGTTATTGCTTCATCAACTGTTCCATAAATTACTACAAAATTACTATTGAAATTTTTATCCATATTGTCAACTTGTAACCACATTCTATTATTCATAATTGATTGTAAAAAATCTTGTGCGCTCTTTGCTTCAAAACAAGCATCTCCGATAACATAATCTCCAACTTCTAACCATTCTTTTTTATTTAAAACATTTATTTTATTTGCCTTTCTAATAACTTCTGTACAAAAATCTGATTTTTCTCTACTATCTATAATTAATTCCATAATTAAACCTCCGGAAATCTCCAACATTTACCCACACAATAACCTTCACTAATTAATTTAGAACAGGTTGGTGCAATATATCCACCATCATTATTGATTGTATACCAAGCATGATACCTTGTTACTTCTTCATCCCAATCTAACCAAACCCCATCATGTGATGCAATCTTTCTTAATTCATCCATCACCATTTCTAATATTTTCAGATTATTTTCCATATCATATGATTTCTTATTATCTGCCAATAATGTTCTAAACCAAGAAACAAGATAATATCTGGCTTCATGGGTTGGATTTTCCACCATGATGCTATTATTCAAACAAGGTAAAATTGGAAGTTTCCCCACCTTCTCAACCGCACTAATTTCAACAGGTGCGACGGCAATAGAGGGGGCTTTAGGCCAAGCGACCTTACGATTTCCATACCTAACGAGCGGTGTATTACTCGGATTTAAAGATTTGGCTAAAACAGAACTCATCATACCCAAATCCTCCTTTACTAATGGTATACAATATAAAAAATCTTCAGTGTTCATATTAACAGTTTTTGGTATTCTTCTTAATCTACGAGTTTGTACTCCTGATTTATCTAATGTCCCGTTAGTTGCCAATGGATATAATTTATAGAAAAACTGTTGAATATCTCTAATTGACTCCGCCACTTCACCCAATACAAACACATGAAACCCATTTCCGCTAAAGTATATTTCATAACAGTAATCGTGTTCATCTAAATATCCCAAAACAGAATTAACATCTTGTAATGATAGTTCTAAATCTTTACCATGTGAATCAAAATCTAAAAATAACCTATCTAAAATCACAGATGAAACTACTGCTTGATTATCTCCAAATCTGCGGTAATCATATACACTTGTATAACAATTCATTTTGTTATTAAACCTTTGTACAAATGTTGTAAACTCATCAAGGTTATTAACAATTTGCCTTTTCATCTGTCTTTTTCTAGTTAAATGGCTACCTGCCCATACTTCTCTTGGAAATTTCATAGTCTTTTCACGCCCTTTGGCAAGTTAGTTCCATCATCACTCTTTATTGTTTCTTTTTCTTTATCGGCCTTAACTGCCTTCGGCTTAGGTAGAGGTGGTTGTTCCTCACTTATAGATTCGACCCTGTGCTTTTCCGGTTCGGGTGACTTAAATGAAACAGTAGCACTTTCAAAGTATTTTTGGAATGAATTAATAAATTCTTCTTGTAATACCCTTCTACATTCAGTTCGTATTACTTGACCAAAAGTATTATCAGCATCAACCTTTGAATGCCATACCAATTCTAGAATTTCTCCTGTTGATAACTCACTATACATCTCATCAGCCAATTCTTGAGAAATTTCCTTTAGTTTTAACAATTTACTAAATTCCCAATTTCCTTCTCGGATAATCTTATCAATTTTCTCTTTCAAAACCAACCCTCCACTTTATTAGAATCAGCACTATAATTTAATGCTGACTCAACTGCCGCAGGACAAATATCCTGATAACTACACCATACACATTTCTTATGGAAATATGAAGTGGGGAACTCATCTAATTCATAAGCATAAATCAAATCTGCAATAGACTTGAGCATGGCTTTTTCTGAACGAGTATTTACATCTTCCAAATAAATATGATTACTTGCTGGATAATACCAACCCCACTTAGTAACTTCTCCTTCCCAATCCTTTGAGGTGTCCATCAGTAATTTGTAGAAGGACATTTCTCTTCGCATAGTAGTTTTCTTACTATCTTTCCATGCACCTGTCTTTAATTCAAAGGGGATATAAATATCCCCACTCTTATAAATCCTGTCAATAATTCCCTGAAGGTGGACAATATAATCTCGATTGAGAGGTTTCTTAGGGTTAGTATTTCTAGGAATTAGAATTGTAGCATCCAACATTAATTCATTACCTGCTGGCAACCACGAATCTAATATCCCACTATCCTTAAAATCAATAAATCGCTGAGCCTCATAAGCCGCAATATCTGCGGTCATATCTGTATAGTCATCAATAGGAAACAATGAAGAGAAATAATCAACCAAATCTGAATAATTCATTGGTTCTGCCTTCTTAATATCAACATCATTATAAAATGCTTCATATGAATCATGTATAACTGTTCCTTTTGTCATGGCTTCAGTTTGCTCTTGTGGCCTTCTATCCATATATGAATATTCATATTGTTTATTACACCACTTAAATGAACCAAGTGAAGATTTCGTAATCTTCAAAATTGGCTTTGATGGGTCATCTGCCCATTCTGCATTCCATTGATATGTATATTCATCATCATCTTTAGGTTCAGGTCGAACCCAATTTCCTTCATCATCTTCGTAACCGTATGTTCTAATATATGTCATTCTTCTTCACTTCCTAACCAATCGCTTAGATTTCTTTGATTTTCATCTATCATGAAATCTTTTATATTCCAACCCATCGCGTTGAAAATGGGTATTGCTTTCTTGACTACTGATTTGTAGGCATAAGCATCCCAATTAGGGAGGCATAAACCTTCAAATTCTTTTATTTCTTTAACAGAAACAAATTTCGCCAATCTATCTTTTGAGCCATCAGGCAACATAAACCATTGTGGCCCTTCAATATGTCTACATTCCATATACAAAAATGCATCAGTTATTGGGTCATCAACATTAATATGTTGGTTATAATAACAGACCCCTGCTATTCCACTCGACACAGATTTGTAACTACTTAAGGCTTGTCGTACTCTTCCTCTTTTGATAACATCAGTTAATGGTATTCTTCCCTTTTTAACATCATTATATGTCTTTTTACAATAGGACATAACTTCATCATAAGGAGTAACTGAAGCCCACATTTGTAGCAAATTCTTTTGAAACTCTTTTCCAATTTTATTTTCACTAATTCTCTTCATTGAAAAACCTGTTACAATGAACTCAGGTTCATCTAAATATTTACCATCTTTCCAAGAAATAAAACCTGCGTTTCTATTCTTTGTACAACCCACACCTAATGATTGATAAAACTTCTCAAATTCAAGTTGCACCGGATGGTGTTCTAAACCGAGTAAATTTGGAAATAATTCTTGAACATGACTATTCACTTCTTTACAAATTTTCTCAGCCTTTTCTACATTCTCAATAGGGACATAGATTGAATCTGTATGTGCATAAACTACTTTCATTCTAATTCCTCCTTTACTTGTAATAACTCTTCAATTAGTATATCAGTCGCCTTGATATATTGTGTGTAATCTATATGTGAAAACTGCAAATTTGGCCACTCATTAATTATGTAAAATAAAGCCCGTGTTCTTTTTTTTGCTATGCGAAATTGTTTCAATTTTTCACAATGGACTGAACAAAATTCACAGCGATTGTTGTTAGGTCTATCAGTTACGTCCGTTTCCTGAAGGACATGAGTATGCCCCGCGCAAGGTTTTCCGTTTGCCGATTTACCACTACAAATAAAAGAACTCATTTTTCTTCATCTCCTATATATTCCCATATTGTTCTAGTATCACTATGAGTATATCTCTCTTTAACGACAATTTCCTTGTCTGACCGTATAAGATTATGGCATCTATTCATACAAACTTTAGGGCTTTTAGTAACTCTTTTACCTTCGCTATTTGGATAAGAGTTTAATCTATCAGCCATTTGTTTGGTAGTAAATACCTTTAATTCTTTGGCTACTTTATTAAGTCTTTTTCTCATTATTTTATGTCTAGGCATTATTCCATCTCCTGTACCTTGAACGCCGCCGCTCTAATTGCTTCTCTTGCACTTGCAGTAATTGAAGCCGCTAATGTAACATCAGCCCAACCAAAGCCTTGTTTAGCAATAACACCATAGAAAGATGCCATTAATCTTTTTACAGCCATTTGGTTATTATCCCACTTAATATATTCTTTCTTATCTTTGGCTTCCTTTCTTCTACGCTTATATTCATCACGCAAAGTTTTTAATTCCATTACAGCCTTTGGTAGAATGCCTAATTCGTCAGTTTTAAAATAAACCATGTGTTCTGATTTAGTTTCAGAGAAATCTCTTGGAATAGATAAGTTACACGCAAATTCAGTTGGTGTTGGACTTCTGGTTTCCCATGAGATATTCCTTGCTAAAATCATACTTGGGTATAGACCTGCAAAATCAAATGCCGCAACATTCAAGTGTAATCCTTGAGTATTATGTTGCTCAGGCTCGAATATCATAGCACCTGTATATTTTTCTCTATCCCATACCTTCACGCCTGTTGGGGCTTTCCACCACGCATTACGCATAAAATAGATACTACCCATATTTGACACATAAAAACATGCATCGAATGGTGCAATAATCAATCGTTGTAAAGCCAATATACCTTCAGATAGTGCCATCTCTTCATCTATACGATAAAGTAATTCAACATCCACCCTCGCATATTCAAGATAATTCTCAGTATCTTCTAACCACGCTCTCTTGAAAAACTCATTCTTATCGGGGAATTTTTCTGATACTAGTTTCTTAGCACCCAATACTGTTTCTGATACATAGTCAAGAGCCAACGATGGTAATGTCCCACGTTGCGAATCATTCCATTGTCGCTCAAAAGCAAGGTCTAAATCTAGTGTTATACGCCCCCGTATAGGTTGTTCGACTGGACTATAATTATCCACCTTCTCTGTAATCTTACCAAATTCAAGACCCTTCAATTCATTATAGGGTGAAAGTCCTCTTGGGTCAATATCATTATAGTCCATCCTATGAATCAACTTAGGCAAATCGAACTTCGACCCGAACCATGATATGAGCATATCAGGGTCTTGTTCTTGAATATCAGATATGAATTGCTCAAGCATTTCTTTCTCCGAAGATTCATCAGGGAACCATTTGTATATCTTATAATTATCAGTATAGTTATCATACACGACAATACAAGTAATAGCATCCCCATGATTCGGGTCATCAGTAATCCATTCCATATCCCAATACCACTTACGCATATTATACTCAGGAATATTGTCTAACTTGTCAATACAATACCTGTAATGAAAAGGCACATCAGCCTCATAAGTCCTTGACCACAACTTCTTTGCGTACTTAATGTCACTTGGCTTTAGGACTTCAACCTTTTTTAGTTGCTTTCCTTGTAGATTAACCCAATCACCTTGTTCGTAAGCAAAAGGATAAGTCAATTTATACCTCTTGCCTTCGATGGTTAGGCTCACGGTATAGACTTCTTCTTCATAATCAAGTTCGTTAATATAGAAGTATGGTTTGAAATCTTCAATAGTAGATTCCTGTCTATTACCTTCCGAGTCACGCCATCTTAGATTGATTGCGTTATTTAATTCTGTATAACAAATAATCATATTAATCACTCCAATGGGTCTTTAATCTTAATATCACCAAGAACCCAACGAAGTGCTTGGACAACACCTTGAAGGGCTTTGTAATTTCTTACGTGATATACTTTATCTTCTTTTCTTAAGGAGGCATGAGCCTGAGTTTCGTGGTGATTCATTTTAAGTTCTGCTTTATTTAACATATCCTCAATTTCACCCCATGACCTATCATAAGTAAAAAGGTCACTATCTTGATGGTCACTTAATTCTCCCATTATTCCACTTCCAATTGTATATAAGGTGCTCTAATTAGACATATATTAGCATTAAAAATAACCAATGGTTGCCCTTCAGTTTCTCCCCAATCATTATTAAAATAAACATTTAAACTCTGATTAGTAGTAAATGGTTTATGAATAGGTGAAGTAACCGATATTAGAGCATTACCCTGAGTATCACATTCATAAAAAGAATTAATACATGCACCGGTTTCATCACTAGATGAAAAATCCATACCTGCTTCATTGATACTTAATGTATAAACACCAATACCAATTGCTTCACAAGTAGTTATTCCATCTCTTAATTCTTGGCTTGTGATGTTAGCACCATTAGTTAGAGTAATATTCTTCCTTAATTCTAAATCACCTAAATCATAGGAATAAATGCACTTTTCTCTAGTTAGCCTCAACCAAGTATTGAGAGCCTGTTCATAAGGATGGAGTAAAGAAATAGGTAAACTCAATGATTTAGTTTCACTTACAACTGAACATACATCTAGTACTGATAATTTAATATCGCCTTTCATATTCTTCATGTGCTTTGAAAGTAAAGCCCCATTTAAAACAAAGTCGTCATTTTCCTCAACAATAGCAGGAACATAATAACTTACAAAGGTTTGGTTATTACCGTTACAGAAATAATATCCGGTACGCCAACCTTCAGCGACAGCAAATACTTTAACATACTCGCCTAATGATGAATTGATTAGACCATTATCTCCTAGATATTTTCCTTTCATTTCAACAGTAGATAATGCTTGGGCTAAAAGTCTACTATCTAATTCTAGTTCCATCCTGCCCACAACATTATACAAGCAATTATTCCAGTAATCATTCCCCACCCAAAATAGATGATAGGAACGATTGTATTCGCTATCTTCTCCATAGCAACATACTTAAATATATCTGCATCACTATCGGTTTTCTTTTCTTCACTCATAGAGTTCCCTCTTGTAATTCTTTAATTGAAGTCCATTCTACATCACCATCTTCAATGGTTAGGAATGTCCAAGTATGATTAACTAATTCAGTATTAGTTTTACTGCCGCGTAGAGTAGCAGTATGTGTAGCCTTATTTCCAACATCAAATCTTGATACCTCAATTACTTGATTCATCTTATCCATTGTTTGTGTTCGGCAATTAGGTACTTTACCTGTTGGTGTTGGATTTGCAACATTAGCAAACACTTCCTTCATATGAGTAATAAAGAACCTATCACATTCTAGACCATCAGTAATCTTTTCAATCAAATCTTCGTAATGTTTATTTCTCTTACCCCATGCAATTCCGGGTTGTTTAACTTCATTTGCTCTTTTATCTACACCCATAGCGGCCCAACAAATACGCAACCATCGGTCTACACCGTCAAATACAAACTTAACTTGTTTGCCTTCATTAATATTTTCCTTAGCAATTGCGATAAATGCCTCTGCTAATCTAGTAGTATCTTCCAATACAGGATAACCTTCCTTATCTCGAACAACAGGATTTAGAATCATAATATTTGAATCTGAGTTCCAATTCTGCCTCCATGTTGGTTCACTACCATTATCAAAATCTAAAACCATAACTAAACAGTCACTATCTAATTGTTCAATTGTTCTACTATCTAAAGCCAAACCACTTTTACCACTCTTTGCTTCTCCATAAATCATGGTACATAGATTTGCTCTATGCCTCTTTTGAGTTTCCTCGATTCGCTTTCTAACTTCTTCTTTTGCTAGTTCCAACAAATTCTCTTCTGAAACAGCATTTCCATTCATATTTTTCCATGTCATCATTTAACACATCCTTTACGGTTTAGAACAACGGGGGATTTACCCCCGAAGTTCTGTTTTGTTATCTTATTCAGAGCCAATCAGAATACTGTTCGCCTGAATCCTGTACATTTACAGGGTTGCCTCGCTTATCAAGAACAATTACACCAAATACATTAATACTGCATTGACGCAATTCACCTGTTTCTTGATTACGAGATTGACTTGTTCGACCAAGAATCATTACATGACTACCAATGCCGAAATCAATGTCAATGTGTGGTGGAACCCAACATGGTGTTGAAGAATATCCACCTGCCTCATAATCAAAATCAGCATTAAGGTCTGAAATGAACAATGTTCGATTACCCGTCTTATTTGGGTTCATGTTCATATTGGTAACATTACCATCAGTCACAACAATTCTTTCCTTTGCAGGTAGTGATTGTACTGTGTTGTGGTAATTTTCCAAATTAACCAATCCTGTCACCTTTGGTCGTAGCATATCTGCAACCAAATTACGCATTGGTGGCATTGTACTTGTATCTCGCGGTGTTTCAACCTGTGAGTTATATACAACATTTGCCAATGTGTCCTTAACAGGATAAGCGGCGTTCTTCTCAGAATCCCAAATCAAATCAATGAAAAGATATTCATTCGCCTTTACATTCCAATCTCTAGCAGTATCATTCTTTGCAGAAATCATCCAATACTGCGGAGTACCACCTTCTACTTCACCGACAAAATGGATATTTCTTCGCCAATTAGAAGCAGGTCGGGGATAACCAAATTGAGGGTTTTCTCCACCCCAAGGTAATACCTTTCGTTCATCAATAGGAATAATGGTTCGACCATCAACTTCCATCTTTGAATCAGGCAATTCCTTAGTCCACTTTCTTTCCTTTAATTCACCATTCAGAATTTGACTGATAGTATAATCACCAGCATTTCCATCTGCATAAGCGAATTTACCAGCATTAAACGCGGCATTTCTATCACGCATATATTCTGCAACCAATTGGTCACGAGAATAGGCTTCATAATCACGAGCATCTTCAATACCCAAGATAATTCCAAAACCAGTCTTTACAAGACCACCACCAGTATTTTCCTTTCCACTTTCCTTTACAGCCTTCATACCTGTAAACCATTGGCGAAATAGTGTCAACCCTAGTTTCAGTTCGTTTTCGACATTCAAATCCAAACTGTTGTCAGATACAATACTACTCCACTTAGTTTGAACATCTTCCAAAGACATTCCTAGCAACTTTGCGGCCATATTCATTTCATTATTTACTTTTTCGTTCATTTTTACACTTCCTTTTTTCAATTTAGTTGTGACACCAACCACGATATTCCTATTCGCGGGGTCATTATGGGGCTTCTATATTCCAATTCACCTATCACTCTCAAATACCTAAACTTATCTTCAATATCACTTTCAATTACTGCGTCGTGTAAGCCCCTACATACCTCCGCAATACTCGAATTTTTCACTTCTTCCTGTAAAGTATTCATCATTTGATACCTATTCATAGATAATACTTTTCGGTAATCAAATCTATTTTCACTTTTCATACCATTCTCTAACATAGAGATTGCCTTTCTAACATCACCATTACAATTATCGGTTTCCACATCATAATCATAATCAATATTTTCACTTTGGCAAATCTTAAAAATCAACCCTCTAATTGCATACTTATCAACCGGCTTCAATTTTTGAACCACACATCTTGATTGTATAGGTGCAATAATTTGGTGAAGATGGTTTGTAGTAATAATAAATCTTACATTACTAGCATACTTTTCCATGATACGCTTCAATGCCTTTTGAGCATCTTTAGTCATATTTTCCATTTCATCAAGCAAGCAAATTTTACAACTTACGCCTAATTTTCTAGTTGTAGCAAAATCTTTAATTTTAGTTCTTACTACTTCTAATTTCCTATCATCACTAGCATTTAGTTCTAAGAAATTTAAATCAAAACCATCGCCTAATATATCTCTAGCCAAAGCAATAGCAATTGTTGTCTTACCAATACCTTGTTGTCCTGCAAGAATAACATGGGGTATATCTTTTTCATTAACCCATTTTTCCCATATAGGGCGTAATTCCATATGCCCTACTACATCTTTCATAGTTTTTGGTCTATACTTCTCTATCCACATTCCAATCATCTCTCAATTTAAATATTTTTACTTTCCATCCACTACTTGCACCTATAAGCCCACTAACTCTTTCCATACCTAATTCTTCAAATAATGTTTTATATTTACCTAATAAAGAACCAACTGTTCTAGTAGCAGGGTAATACTTGAACCCCTTCGCTTTTAATTTATTTGAAATTTGTTCAGCACTTAGTCCTTCAGGAAACTCTTCAAGGGTCGCAATTATCATCCCTAGTATTCTGGGTTTTTGTATTCTAGTAATATGGTCAGGTATTTTTTTAGTATACATACAAGTCATTTATTTTCCCCCTTAATAGAATAAGCACACATTTCATAAAAATAGTCAACAGGATAATTGTATTTAACATGACTATCAATGAATGCTAATTTATTGATATTAACATTACCACCCATCCAATATAGTAACTGCTGAATGGGAGTTTTATCAATCTTCAATTGTCTTGCTATCTCATCTCTATCAGGATTATTTAAAAATTCTTTTACATTCATTAAGCCTCAACCCATGTTAATTCACTTAAAATTTTTTTCATCTTCCTTAATTCTGATTTACTTACTTTATCTAACTTTCTAATCATTCTTCTTGAATCTAAAGTATAGACCTGAGATGCATTTGCCCAAGAATTTTTCTTATTTGTCCTATTCAACTTAACAGTATATTTATTAGCACCCTTCTTTTCACTAGTTGAGCAAATTAAGCAAATAGGTGTTTTAGAATTATTATTCCAATTAGTTTTACTGATAATTACAACAGGTCGTTTTCCGCCTTGTTCATGGCCCATAGCCTTCTTTTCTAAATCAGCCAACCAAATATCACCTTGAACGAATTGTTTTTCTTCATCTGGTAATGACCTTCCTAATTCCTTTTCTAACATATCACCAATAGTCATACTCATAATATCTCCCCTTTAATTTTTAGAAGGTTATCAAGCCCTTCTTGTGTATTGTGTTCTCCTTGATAAATAATATTTGCTGCTTCAGTAAATTCAGACCAATCGCCCTTTGCTGAGGGATAACCTTCTAATATTTCACAAGCATTTACAATGTGCCTAATTCCAGAAATCCATAATATAGGTTTAGGCCTATGTTTCCCTTCATTGTATTTAACCTTAGACCTGATACCGTTTTCTAATAAGGCATGATTAATTTCTTCAAGGAAACTTCTTGAGTCAGCCCTTACATTAATTCTAATTCTAATTTCATAACCAATATG